TCAACTGGTCAAGGTGGATGTCTTGTTACAAATAGTATCGATACTTATGAAAAGATTGAAAGACTAAAAGACTTTGGTAGATTGTCAGGTGGCACCGATATTCATACTGACTTTGGTATTAATAGTAAATTTACAGACTTGCAAGCTGTTATTGGGCTTGCTCAATTAAAGAAAGTCAATCAAAGAATAGAATTTAAAAGATGGCTATATGATGAGTATAAACAGCATTTAAAAAATGTTGAAGAAGTCAAATTTTTGGAATTTGATTATGGTAATATACCATGGTTTATTGATATCTTTGTAGAAGATAGGGATGATTTGATCAGCTATCTATCTGAAAATAATATTCAAACTAGAAAATTATATCCAGCATTGCATACCCAAGGTGTATATTCATATCTTGAACGTTTTACACCTTTTTATAAGACTATGCTAGACACAGAAGTTGCTACTAAATATAGTTCTATGGGGTTGTGGCTTCCAAGTTCATTTTCTTTAACACAAGAGTCTATTTTGCATATCTGTGAATCAATAAAGGCATATTATGTGGCAAGAAGATAAAAAAGATGTTGAATACTGGTCTAACTTTTATAAAGAATTCTCAGAGGAAAAGCCATCTTTATTTGCTGAATTTGTAGAAAATTTCATACCAAATTCTAAAAAATTTTGCAACATGATTGAACTTGGGTGCGGTAATGGTAGAGATTTAAAGTACTTTGCATCAAAGGGGCATATGATTTATGGTGTTGATTTGGCTTGCACCCCTGAAATCGGAAGAAATTATGTTATAAATATTGGTGATTTTACAAACTTGCCTAAATTTAATAGAATTGATATCATTTATTCCAGATTTACTATTCACTCTATTGATGAAAATGATGAAGATAAAGTTCTTCAGTGGGCTACTGATAATTTAGCTAGTGATGACTTATTTTGTGTAGAAGCTAGAACTATTAGGGACTCAATATATGGTGTAGGCACTAAAGTAGCTGAACATAGTTATATTAGTGACCATTTTAGAAGATTTATAGATCCAAATATATTTAAGAGTAAATTAAAGGATTTTGATATACTGTATTTTGTTGAAGATAAAAATCTTTCACCTTATAAGGACGAAAATCCAACATTAATGAGAATAATAGCGCGAAAGAAATAATGCATACTTTAAACCCAAATAAAAATGTGTATGGTGCTGATGTCCCATTGTGGGAGCGCGGCCAGCATGGTGGAAGAACCAGACCTATTGATAGGGATATTTTATTTAAAAATACCAAGATTATATGCGATTTGTTCGAAGAACTTGGTATTAAATATTGTTTATCACACGGAACTATGCTTGGTGTCTATAGAGATAAAGATATAATTCCTTGGGATGATGATGTTGATCTAGCATTATTCTCTGATGATAGATCGAAGTTAGCAGAAGCTAGGATAAGGTTACGCAAACTTGGATTCTATGTTGTTGATGAGGGTGATCCACAAAAACCAATCGATCCACAATCTAATGCACCATATTCTGACTTTGTAACTATTAAAGATGGTGAAAAAATTGAAGGATGGATATTTGATAAAATTGATGATTTTTATTATTATGATAAAAATAGATCTAAAGTAGTCTTTCCAGCAACAATGTTTGATACTTTTAATAAAATAGAATGGAGAGGTGAAATTTTCAATACACCATCGGATATTGAATCTTTTTTAGTATACTTATATGGTGATAATTGGAAAACTCCAGATAAGAACAGGAAGCCAAATGATTTATCTGTTGAAAATGGTAATATAGTTGTTAAAAGCCATGAATTTTCAAAACCTAAGCCACAAACTAAGAGAGTTAAACCACAAAATTGGAAGAAAGCAAACCCATTAGTCAGACCTACTCCAAATTTAAGAAGTTCTTTAAAGCCTACTATTAAAACGTCATCACAAGCAAAACCTATTCAACCAAAATTTAAGCCATTATAAAGACCAACTTTTAAACATAAGTTTAAATAATGACAGACTATATCAATGCATATTGGCATTTCAGCGAGAACTTTGGTGATGCTTTAACTCCATATATATTGAATAAATTAACAGGAAAAGATGTTAGATATATTGAACAACCAAGTGATGTTATAACATTCATGGTGACTGGTAGTATGCTGGATGCCGATATTACACATAGTATAATTTGGGGTTGTGGAATTGCCTGGAGGAATGATAAAATTCCTAAACCTTATAAAATAAATGCTGTTAGAGGACCGATATCAAGGACAAGAATAATTGAATGCGGCTGGGAATGCCCAGAAGTCTATGGCGACCCTGCCATCATTTTACCAAAAATTTATAAACCAACTACTGATGTGATGTATAAATTAGGAGTTATTCCGCATTATATAGACTTCGAAATAGCAAATTCTAGATATAAACATATTGATGGTGTTAAAATTATTAATTTATTTGATAATATAGAAAAAATTATTGACGAAATCAATTCATGTGAGATGACTATATCTAGTTCATTACATGGTTTAGTTGCGTCACAAGCATATAATAAACCAAATTTGTGGGTTGAATTTTCAAATAATGTTACAGGCGATGGTACGAAATTTAATGATTATTTTATGTCTATTGATATAGAACCATATAAACCATTAAATTTGAGGGAAAATAATGTAGATTTTGACACTATATTAAAAAATATAAGAAAGTTTGATACATCAATAGAAAAGGTTTCTAGTAAATTAATGTCTGTATGCCCATTTTTATGTGACTATCCATATTCAGTAGATGTTTGATGAATCTTGGTATTGATTTTCATGACACATTTACATATTATCCCAAATTGGGATAATATGTAAATGTTGTATCAGCCAGAATCTGTGTATAGCAAATTTGATATTAAATGTATAAATATAGACCAAATTGATAAATCTATTTTTAATATGAAAAGAAAAGAAGTAAAATCTGAGTATATGTTAGATATAGATAAGGCAATAAGTTTAATAACTAGTTATAACCATGACAAATCTGGATATTTTAGGCAAATATAAAGTGTCTTTGGGCAATTGTTGCTCAAAATTTAATGGTTTGTGAATGGAGAATAAAAATGGCAAATAGCCAACCTGCAAACAGCACAATTTCTGTTTATAGGCGTGTTCGCACCCAACGTAGGGATGAAAGACATGATGTAGTTAAGAATGTCTTGTCTCCTGGGTTACGTACGCTTGAATTAGTAGCACCTGGAGAAGAAGGACGTGTAACACGTACTTATAACACAGCATTTAAGACTGATAGATACTGGAGAGGTCACCAAGTTTATGTCAACACAGCTTCGAGAGCAACCGTTGCTGACGCAGTTGCTGACATTGACGGTATTGAGCTTCCATTCCAAATCGGTCGTGATAAGTTCATCAATAAGAATGCAGCAAATCTTAGCGACGATTTACATGCTGATGCTCGTGCTGTCTAGTAATTGTGCAAGATACAAACAAAAGGCTGGGATTTCCCCAGCCTTTTGTATATTTTGACCATTTTTGTGTCAAATTTAAGTAGAGAGGAAATTTATGCCATTACCAATACCAGCAAATCATTATTCTACCGACCCATTTAATGGTGCTGGAGCAGCAGTCCAAGATAATAAAGAGCAATTTACTGCATATTTTAGGGTACTGCCAAAGGCAGGACTTAATAATGGTAAACGTAGAGAATATGAAGTGGCACACCTTAAATTGGCTGCTAGGCTAGAAGCAGCTATGATTGATCTTGGCTATACTATAACAGAATCTAGACCATTTGAAAAGCCACAATTTGGCCAAAAAGCTGCTATGGTTAGTGTAATAGGATTTATGACAGTTGTGCCAGGAGCTTCGGCATATGATTACAGGAAAAATGCTCCTGTTTTGTCAGATAGAATAGTTGATCATAGTGGCTCTATTAAAACAGGAATAGGTGGTAATGTTCAACATGGGCAGACATTAACTGCAGCAGTTAGAACAGCTGTTGCCGAATTTAAAGCTAATGTAGATGCGATGCTAGCATCTGACTTTATAGCAGAAGGTTTTCCTGTTACATTAGTAAAGCTTGATTACCTTGGTACTAATTTTGGTGATGGTGGTATTCACTTCCCAGTTTAAATTATGATAAATTATGAAAAATTAAATAGTTTAGATTGGTTAAGATATAATTATATTGATCTTAAGAGAAGTACTATAAATATATCTAATGAATGTGATTGTTCTCCCGCTGGAAACAAATTTATATTGGCTGGCTCAAAACTAAAAGTTAAGAAGATAACTAAAAGCCTTATGGAGAAAAAATGGCCATTTTAGGACCATCACAATTGCCAGTTGTTCTTCGTGTTGATTCAAACCCTCTTAAGCTTCATGCCATATCTGAATTAGGGCATCCAAATGTTTTAATTGAAATGCAGGAGCCTCAATGGGAACATATATTAAGAAGTATGGGCGATTTCGTGGCCCATCATTTTCCGTATGAGGAAAGATATGCATTTTTCTACACAAATCCGTTACAACATACTTATGATTTACCACAAGATGCGTACTGGGTTAGAGAAGTTGCATGGGACCCAGTTACATCAAGAATTGATGATATATTTAGTGCTGAATCATTTTTATTTTGCTTCGGCTCAGGTGTAAAAATATTACGTGAAGATAATGAAATGATATCTGTTGATAGTTGGGAAAAACATTTTAGGGCGATTACCCCATTTGGGCCTAAAAAATTATCAATTACACATCATAAAGAGCAGCAACAATTATATAAAGTTATATATGAAGATGGTTGGTTTATATCAACGCCAAACCATCCCGTTAAATCGGATGAAATAACTGACATGCTAAATGGATGGTATGAAGTATCAGAATTAAAACAAAATATGAATTTATTTAAAAAAGATGGTACATCTACCAAAATTATTAAAATTGAGCAATTTGGTAAAGGTGATACATATTCAATTTATGCAAACGGTGCTCACTGCTTATATGCTTCACATGATGGTTTGCCAGTTTTGGTGCATTAATTTTGCACCCCTGTAAAATTTTATTCAAATATATTTATATGATAAAGCCTAATAAATTTGCTTCTAATTATATAGATATAGATATGGCTAGATTAAAAGAGTTTCATAAAACACATTCGTTGTCTGAATGTTCAAAAGAATTTGGATGTTCTGAATCAACAATAAAACGAAAATTAAGAGCAGCAGGTGTTGACACATCAATACATAATACTAAAGATTTTGCATCACTAAGAAATCCTAAATTCAATAAAACAAACTTTCTATCAAAAGATTTTTTAATAAAAGAATACATAATAAATAATAAAGATACGAAGGTTATAGCTAACGAAAATAATGTTCACTACTCTTCTGTCAGAAAATACGTACAATTATATAAAATAAAAAAAGATAAGAAAAATCAAGCTATATCTATGAAATTAAAATATTTTGAAAAAACTGGCTATTGGCATCCAGGATCTAACCCAGAAAATTTTAAGAAAGCAATTGGGTCACGATCACGATTTAAATATAAATCAGTAAAAACAAATAGAGAATATGTTTTCAAATCTCTTCATGAACTATGTTATGCTATGTTATTAGACTTTGATGCTAGTGTTGATAATTGGGATTATAAATTAATAACTGTTCCTTATATTGATAGATTTACAGGGAAATTTAGAACTTATATGATTGACTTTTCTGTTCAGTCTAAAAATGGTGATAGATGGATTGAAGTAAAGCCAAATGACAAAATGATACCACTTGATAAAAGGCTATATGCTTCTAGACAAGCTAAAAAAGCTGGGGCTAAGTTTAGTGGTATTACAGATATAGAAAGAAAAGCAGGGTTTGATTTGTTTAAATCTGGATTTAATTTTGATAATGTTGAATGCGCAAATGGTAAATTAAAATATGGTAAGTGCTTAACTATGTGGTTCAAAAATAAAACCGAAATTTTGCAATCATTGGATCATTATGCATACACAACAAAAGTTGGAAGATACTACAAGTGCGTATATAAAGTTAGAAATACTGCCATTAAAGTATCATAATGCAATTACAGACATAAGTAACAAGATTATTTATATCTCTTCGTTAAATATTAATATGGATAATTTCAATGATGTTATCTGTGATGAAGTAGCACATATTCTATCAGGATCATCAACCCATGACGAAAATTGGCGCAATGCTTGTGAAAAATACGCTGGAAAAATACCAAGTCATTCTATAGAATATGATACTTTAAGAAGACGTTTTGGATTACCAGTTGGTTTTGGCGCAAACATAGGTAACGTCACCGGTATTCAGAACCTTTTAACAGATTATCATTTATTACAAGCATATAGAAAATTTAGTCAGAGAATATTAGGAACAGAAGGCAGATGGGAATTTTCATATGGTGAAAATAAGATTAGGCTATTCCCAACACCAAAGGGTGTTTTCCCTGTTATAGTTCGTTATAGCCCTTCTGTTACTGAATTTAAAAATCCGCACGTTAGAGAATTGGCTTTTAGAGCTATTTTAGCTAAAACTAAGATAGCTGTTGGAAATGTAAGAAGAAAGATTGGTAACATGCCAGCTCCTGATGGCGGCACAATAGGTTTAGATGGAGATGCATTAGTTGCAGAAGGTAAAGCAGAATACGATAAATTAGAGCAGGATTTACTCCTTTATGGTGAACCTATGGGGATTTTCGTTAAATGATTAGTAAAATGCTACATAAGATTATTTCTGAAGGTTTAATTTCTAAAAGTCGCTCTAAATCAATAAGATTTTTAAATAAAAGAGCTAAAGAAATTCTTAATTATGTAGCAGATTTTAAGCTGGAAACAGATATTATAGATGCTACTGATAGTATGCAATATTTGTATTCCAGAATTGATATACAATTTGGAAGAAATAAATTATTTAAAAATTCGCAAGTAGTATCGGTAACTATTTATGATGTTGATGACTGTACAATAGAAGTTCCTGTTGCTGTTGCTGTCGTTTTAGATGTTGATAATTATAAAAAGTTAAAAGGACTTAGAGCTGTTAAATTATTTTTAAAAGAATTATACACAAAATTAAAGTTAAAGCATGGAAATTAGAAATAAAATAGAAATAAAAAAGGGTGGGTACATTCAGGTACCTGGATGCGAGCCTTTATCTGACTTGACTAGTTTGACATTATTAGCTAACTTTAAATGTAAAAATACTATTATTACTTTAGAACAGGCTATGGCAGCTATTCCAGATGCGACCATAGAAACTTCATATAACCCTACAACAAATTGGTTTGTTTTACCAGATGGCCCACCATCAAAATTTGGATGTAATGGAGTGTGTCAAAATAATGATTGGTATGCTATTTTGAGAGACATAGGAAAAGAAGAAGTTGAAGAAATAGCACCAGACTGCTTGCCAAACGATTCATTCCCGTACTTTGGAGCCTTATGAATCTAGATGAACAAAGATTAGTTAGACACTTAAAGTATGTTTTAAATCCATCCTTGCTTATTGAAGATGTAGTAAATGCTGCTATATGCAGTATTGAATTGTTGCCAGGAGCAGGGTCTAGAATTGATTACCAGCATGACTATGGTAAAAAAGATGATAAGATAGACTATACTAATAAATATTGGGACAATGTATTAACAAATAAAGAAGGCCAACAACCTGTAAAAACTTCAAAGAAATTATCTGGATATGATGGACATACAGTAGTTGTTACTGTTTATGATAGGGCGTTAATGTCTGATGCGCCTGATTATACTGGCAACAGGACTGATACTGGTGAACCATTACCAGGCTGGACATGGTTAAAAAAGGCTGATGGTTCTCAAGTCAATGTTACAACAGAAACAGAAGGCGAGCCAGGTCAGAGTTATGAAGATTTAGGTTATATGAAACTTGGTTACAAGCCAATAGTGTTTGTGATGAATTGGTTAAAACATCTTCTAGAAAAGTATAATGCTGGCTCGCCACAAGAGCAAAAAATTAAGCATCCAAAATTCAAACCAGGGTATTATCCAGTTGGATATGATATAAAAACTATTTATTATTTTGATATTCCGCAAGAATTTGACGAGTTAGTTGATGATCAAAAAGTGGCTTTTGATAAAATTATATCAACAGCAGAACACAAACCTTGGTTTGATGTTGTTGGTAGTCCTGATTGGGACGAGCACGGAACTTGGTATGTGCTTGCTAAAATAGACGAGCCAGGATTCCAAATGGATAAGGATGTAAAAGCTAAAATAGACGCCGAAAAGAAAAAAGGAAAAGAGCAAGCGCAACTTGGATCTTTAGAAAAGGAAAAGTCTTTTAGAACGCCAACTGGTGCTTTTAATAAAGAAGCATTTAAAGATAAATGGGATTTGCTAATAGCTAATATAGCTAACATTATGAGCAAATCTGGTCTTATAAAGGACGACAGAAAACTATCACCATATTATATAAGTATGGCTGTTGAAAAATTATTAAAAGCCTCTGACCCAACTACGTATGAACGTTTTGATCCTGATAATATGAAAGAGGTACAGGCTATTGAATTATTTGGTGATCCAAGAGGCGGTGGTAAGGCAGTTGGATTTGCATCTAAAATCTTATCACAAATTCAAGCAGATCCAAAAGCATTAAAATTAGAACACATGATTAAAAGTATTGATATTGTGTTAGAAGGTAATGCATTAGAAGGTAACGAAGAACTAATGATAGATGCCGCTGTTAATAAAATAGTTCAGGATAGTAGTACTGGCGTAACAAGTGACGATCTTAAGAGAAAAATGACAGATTTAAACGATGATCAAATAGCTGTTGCGCTGTACAGGCTTGAAAAGAGTGGAGATTTAATAAATAGAGGCGGTAAGTATCAAGTTAATAAAAAGAAACTTGACGCTGCCAAGCAAGCTAGCCAGTCTGTTAAACCAACTGTTAAGCCATCTGTTAAACCACCTGTAAATCCAAATGCCTCTTTATAATTTCGATTTTAAACAGCCACTTCATTCTATAGATCAGATACCTGACTATAGAACTGATGTTGAAAAATTTTATACACCTGGATCTGTTTACAATCCAGACATTATTGATATTGCATCAGTAGAACGAGCTGTAGAAGAAATTTGTAATATATCTGGCGCAATTATGGCTATATATTTAAAAGCTGAAAATGAAGCAGCTGTTGACCAGGTATGGGATGAAGACCCAAATCCTATATATGAATCACCACGAATTTTAAAGGGAGTGTGGAGACCACAACCATTGACTAATGAGTTGGCTAGATGGGGTATAGATGCCAATGCTAAATCGGTTATAACATTTAGTAGAGCTGTAATATTAAAAGAATTTAGACGCAATTTAAGAGAAGGGGATGTTATTGCTGCTCCACAAAATACTGCTAATAAAGATTTCAAATTAGATAGACAACAAGATTTATTGTTTTATAGGATAATTTCTGCTGTCGATGATGGTAATTACAGATATAGATGGCTATATACTAAATGCACTGTTGAACCAATATCTGGTGATGAAGTTTGGTCACCTAATAAGAAAGCTTAATAAAAAATAAAATATGAGTATAGACTCTGTTTTTAAAGAGCTGAAATCATATGTTAATAATTTATCAGAGGAACTTAAATCTGATGTAATTAATGCAGTTACGTCAGAATTACAATCAAATTTTAATAATTATACATCAGAATTACAAAAATTACCAAATGATAGCAAAGAATTATTAGTTGAAAAATATAATTTAGAGTCGCTTGATAATATTACTATTTCTTCGGTTGTTGAAAACGAAGTTATTTTAATATCAGCTGATAGGGTAAGAGATGCTAGAGTGTTAGAATATATTTATGGAAAGCAAACTCCAGTACAGTCACTTTTAGCAAAAATTAGCAGTAAATCTAGTATGATGTCGCTTTTAAAAAAGTGGAGTAAATAATGCCACCATTATATAATTTTTCATTTTTTGATGATAGAGCACATATACCAGAAGATGAGCCAGCTGTTATTAAGCCAGTCGTTGAACCTATTATTGGTAATAAACCAGTTCGTCTCCCTGATAATTTAGTAAGAAATGAATTAAGAGATGATGAATTAAATAAAAATGTTGAAATTGTAACCCAATTTTTGAATAAAGGTTTCCACGTTCAAGATGAGGCGATTAAAGCTTATTTTTCTAATTTAATGTTTCCAGATAAGTCAACTGGATTCAGGAATGTTTCTGTTAAAATAGCTGGTGGAGATAAAACAATACTAGCTTGGGCACAGGAAAGGAAAAATGGTAGAATAAAATTGCCCGTATTATCTATTAATAGAGATAATGAAGAATATAATGTAGAAAAATATAGCCCACCACATCATGAAATGAGAAGAAGATATTTAGATGGCGGCTCAAAAGTTGAACTAATTTATAGACCAGCTCCTTGGAATCTTAATTATTCTTTACAATTATGGGCAGAACGTAAAACAGAAGCTGAATATATAAAGGCACAAATTTTGCAAAGATTTAATGGTGGAAGTCCACCAATAGCTCAATGGCTTGTTGAAGATGAATATTTATCTGGTAATGTTGATGCATTTTTATTAAGCTCTACTAATTCATCAGATATTGATGTTGCACCTGAAGAGTTAGCGAAAGTTAGATTTGATTTTTCTATAAAAGTAGAGGCATGGTTGCCATTACCTACTAAAATAGTACCTACTGTATTGGGCGTTACTGAATCTATGGAGATATCTGACGACCCTGAAGATTATGAATAAGGAAATAACATGGAACCAAAAACGCAGCGTCAAATAGCAAAAGAGCAAGCACCAGTGGCTGTAGATACTGTTGTCTTGTATAATTGTAGTAAGCAAATGATCGCAATTCATTTAAAGCCTCCTGAAGGTGTGAATTTCTTTATTGGAGCACAAACAATCTATTTGCATCCTTCTAAGCGGGCTACATTTGCTAAGGATAGATTAATGTGGAATGAACAAATTAGCAATCTCCAAAAGAAAGGTATGCTTAAAGTACTAGCTCAGTAAATGCTAATCAAATATACATTCAGAAAGTAGGGAGGAATACTGATGCCAGTTTACCTATCACCAGGTGTATACACTGTCGAGAAAGATTTGAGTGCATTTGCTTCTGATGGAAGCAGCGTTGTGCCAGCCTTTATCGGAACAGCTAATAAGGGACCAATTAACAGTCCTGTTTTAATAACTTCTGCTCAACAATTTATTGAAACATTTGGCGAGCCATTCGCAGAATCTTATCTTGGATACGCAGTTCTTGCCTTTTTAGAAGAAGGCAATATTTGCTACGTAAACAGAGTTGGAGTGGAATGTGAAAGTGGACAAGATGCAGCTTTGTCAGATGTATGTATCGACACATCTGGATCTAAAGAATCAGGTTGGGGTAGAATAGCCCTATTTACTGGTGTTGATTATGGTAAAATTTGCACACATGTTATTAGTGCTGAAACACCACTAGTTTTCCACCCAGCTTCAACTTCTACTCCAGTCTTTACAGATGTTAAAGAAAGTGATACCTATGGTGCATCAGATGCTTCATTGACATTATCTGGAACTTATGTTGATGCAATAGATGATAGCTTCATAGTTGTATTAACAGGAGCACCTACCGGTTCAAATATGATAGCCGGTGCTACATATGACATTATAAGAAATAGTGATGACGAAGTTATATCATCTGGTACATTTACTGAAGCATCGCCTGGAGTTTCTGATAGCTTTGATATCGGAACTGGTGATAATAATACTGGCTTGACTGGTGTTATTAACACTGATACTGGCTCTGCAGCTTTGGATGTTGGTGACTATTTTGTATTTTCAGCTGCTCCAGATAATAGATCATTTGCATTTTCAGTTGACGGAGATGTTCCAAATACAGTTTCATTTGGAACAGCTACTTATACTGATCCAGATACATTCGTAACAGCATTTAACGCACTAGCTGGTTCTAGTGAATCATATATTGCAGTAGCGCAAGATGATGGTTCTGTTTGTATTAGAACTGATACTGCTGGAAGATGGATACAGTTAGTATCAACAGAAGCATTCGCATTAGAAATTGGTGTTCAATTGTGGGCATATGATATACCAAGAAGTCACGTCTTGGCTACTGATGTAGGCCCATACAATATCAACAGCACAAATAATAGAGTTAAAGTGCGTGTTATTACAGAAACTGGAAATGTTGAAACAGAAGTTAGTTTAACAACTAATTCAGCACATACTGCTAGTTCATTGGCGGCAGAATTAGATGCCGCTGGAACAATTAATGGCACACCTTACTTTGATGCTATCGTTTTAAGGATTAGTGATACTAGAACTGTCCCTGTTTTAATAACAACAACTACTAATCAGACAGATAACTTAAGATTACTAGCTTCTGCAACAAATCCAAAAACACTAAGATTCGCACAAGAACTTGGTATAAATGTTCCATACGGTACAGACTACACTGTATTCTTTGACTCAAGAGTAATTTTGCCAACTACTGGCGATAATTCTGTGCCATTAAGTTGTGAGACTAGCGCTCTCAGTGATGAATGTGCTCTCGATTCTGCTTATTACGCTAGAATAGTTGGATTTATAGTAGCTGAAAGTGCAGGAACGTGGTCTAATGATTATACAGTATCACTTGAATTATTCAATAACACAACTGGACGTTATACTATCAAGATTCGTGATGGTAGTGGTGTGGTTGTAGAAAGATTGGACGATGTTAGCTTTGATCCAAGAGAAGCTCGCTATATAGCTAATATTGTTAATGCTGGTAGCTCATTAGGCGGAACAAACGGAAACAAATTCATCAGATGGGAAGAAAGACCATCATTCTTGAACAATGATGTTAGTGATCTTTCGACATTTGAAGTTAGAAACCCAGGAACATTCTCAAGAGCATTTACTGGTGGAGCTAACGGCATACCAACAGATGCAGCATATAGTAGCGAAGTTGATGCCGCAATCTTGGGTAATGCAGTCGATAGTACTGGAATTTTTGCTTTCCAAAATCCAGAAAGATATGAAATTGATTTGGTTATAACCCCAGGTGTAAGCACAGGAACTGTCATTGGGCAAGCATTACAAATGTGTGAAGGTCGTGGTGATTGCTTCTACTTAGTAGATTCACCATTTGGACTAAGACCACAACAAGTTATTGACTGGCATAATGGCTTATTAGATAGCACAGTTACAGCAGCAATCAATTCTAGCTATGGTGCTTTGTACTGGAGCTGGTTGAAAGTGTTTGATCAATTTGGCAGACAAGAAATCTTTATTCCACCAAGTGGTCATACTGCTGCTGTATTTGCAAGAACCGCTAGAGTTGGTGAAATTTGGCAAGCTCCTGCTGGCTTAAATAGGGGTAAGTTATTAACAGCACTAGATGTTGAATTTAATCCATCACAAGCAGAAAGGGATGCGTTATATGGTTATGGAAATGCTGTCAACCCTATAACTAAATTCCCACAAGATGGTATAGTTGTTTTTGGACAACGTACTTTGCAACGTGCAGATACTGCTCTAAACAGAGTCAACGTACGTATGTTAATGAACCATCTTAAGAGAAAGTTAGTTCGTTTACTTCGTAATTATGTTTTCGAACCAAATGATGAGATTTTGTGGAGCACAATCAAAGCCAATATTGATCCATTCTTAAGAGATATTGGTGCACGTAGGGGTATTACTGCTTATAAAGTTGTTGTTGACGGCACTAATAATACACCTGAAGTGATTGATAGAAATGAATTAAGAGTCTCAGTTCTTGTAAAGCCAACAAGAGCAGCCGAATTTATCGAGTTAACGGTTGCTGTGTTGAGAACTGATCAAAGTTTCTCTGCTTCAGAAGTATTGGTCGCTGGTGGTGTTCAGCTTGGATCCTAATGTCAAAAATAATGCACGGAGTTAATAATGCCAGGTTTTAATCTAGGAGCACCAAACCAAAACGCAGTTAGTAATACTATTGAGACTCGTCGTAAACATCGTTGGTTGTTTACGACATTGGGACCATTAGGTAGAACTGCATTACTGGTTTTAAAGTCAGCAGCAAGACCAAAGGCTACTGTACAAGTAGCAGAAATGCATCATGATGAAGAGCAAGCCAAGTTTGCTGGTAAGTATACTTGGGAAGATATCAACATGACTTGGTACGATGGCGAGCAAGATCCAAATATATCTAAAGTTATTTATGATTGGTTTAATACAGTAGTTAATGTGCCAACGGCTAATGTTGGTGTTCCAGGTACTTATAAAGCAGATGCTGGCTTAACAATGACAAATGGTGCTGGTGTAGCAAATGAATCATGGTCATTGTTTGGCGCTTGGCCAAAAGAAGTTGATTGGGGAGATTTGGATTATAGTAATAATGAAATACAAGAAGTTACTGCTACATTATCGATAGATAGAGCACAACGTATATTATAATATGCCTGGATTTAATATAAATGGGTCTGGTGGTGAAATAAATACTATAGCCACTGGTAGAGCGCATAGATGGCGCATTTTAAAATTAGGCCCTATAGATGGCACCAATGGATTAGTTTCTGGTGCTTGGTATGCAAAATCTTTTACATTCCCAACAATACAATCACAAATTATAGAAGCTCTTGGATCTAGTATTAAATATAAATTTGCAGGCAATATTGAATTTACACAAGCATCTGTTACTTTCTATGAAGCTTATTCTAGTGGTACTAGCACTATGAAGTCATTAATAGATCAATGGGTTAGTAAAGTCCATGGGTCTGGCGAAAATATGAACAGTGTTGGATTTGCTGATGAGTATAAATCAACTTCTGAATTTGAATTAGAAAGTGAACATACTGGATTTCCAATATTTAAAATTAAATTACACGGTTCATGGCCATCAAAAGTCGATCATACTCAATTGTCATATGCAGAGAATACAATATCTGAAGTTACTATCGATTTAACATTTGATTGGTATTCAACACCAAAAGTACCGCAAATACCAAAAGTACCGCAAACAATAGTTCCATTGCAAGCACCAAAAACACCGCAAACAATAGTTCCATCTGGTATCTAATATAATTATTTTAATTGTATATAATATTGGAGACATATATGACAGAAGACAAGCAAAAGTTTTTAAATGATTTCTTAAAAAGTGATGATATATTATGGGAAGATGTTGAATTACCATCAAAAGGCTTATATTATGGTAATAGTATTCCTGGCGGCATTTTAAAAGTTAGACCATGGACTATGGTAGAAGAAAAGATCTTAACTACACAAAGACTTGTTAAGGCAGATAAATCGTTTGATATGATATTTAATAACTGTTGCAAATTCCCAGAGGGATTTGACGCTCAACAGTTGTTAGTTGGCGATAGAACTTTTTTGATTTATTATTTTAGAGGCATATCATACGGTAATATATACAAATTTCACATGGATTGTACCAATAAAGATTGTGGTGCTAAATTTCCATGCGAATATGATTTAAATAATTTAGTAAATGCTATTAAATGGGCTAATCCAAATAATGGTATTGAACCTTTTGCATTAGAATTACCAGATGCTTCTAAAAAAGCTAAAGGTCCTATTATTGTTAAATGGCGTTTTACTAGAGCTTATGATATTAAGGATATGGATAGTACATCAAAACTTATTTCTAAAGGATTTGGTGACTTACCAGATGATACTATAGAGAAAATGTTACTACATAATATAATATCAATTAACGATATAGAGGATAAGAATATTATTAGTAAAGTATTAACAAAATTATCTGCTAAAGATGTTTCATATCTTAGGGAAACTATAAATTCTAATAACCCTACTATAGATCCACAAATAATAGTTGATTGTCCAAAATGTAATACTCATATGGAGGTGGACCTACCATTCAAGGAGACGTTTTTTCGCTACACTGGATGATGTCGAATTAGAAGCTAGATGGAAGGCTCTACAAAGGGAAATTTACGTCTTATCTAGAAATCTACATCTTTCTTTGAATGATATATATAAGATGACTCCAGAAGAAAGAAATACTTTGATAGAGTTCATTCTAGAAGAATTTAAACCAAAGTCAATAGATCCATCAACAGTTCCGCAAAGAAGTTTGCCACCGATTTAAGGTGGCAAATTTATTTTATAGAATATGTCTGATATTCAAAAGCTGATAGAATTAGAAATTGGTTTTAGAGACTCAATTTCAAAAAGACTTGACACTGTTAAGTCTAGTGTGGAATCATTATCTGAAAAATTAAAAAATGCATCGAAAATTGATACTAAGCCAATTGAAGCTGTTGATAAAGGTATAATGAATTCTGTTAGATCAGCGCATAGAATGGAAAAAGCTTTAGATGTTTCACATAAAATGTTAAAAGACTTTGGAGTTGAAGGAATACCTGATGCTTTAAAAGATCTTCAAAAGTTAAATAAAATGTCAGATGATGACGTTAAAACTTATCAAAATCTTATAGACAAGAAAGTAAAGTATCAAAAAGAAATATTAGCGAAGAAAGAGGAAGAGCAAGAAGTAGAAGAAAGTTTGTATAAAAATATTAGCCGTAGATTATCTGAAGTTAGGGAAGAACAAGATATAGCCAATGCTAAATTTGAAACATTTAAAGATTTAGCAGGATCTTCAGCAGCTAAAATAGCAGATATGGTTGGCTTCGGTAATGAATTTTCCACAGTTGTCGGGAAAATGAAGAGTGTATTTGGTGTATTAAATAAGTTATTTTTAGAGCCAGCTAAGAAAAGAATGGATCGTGATAAAATTTTTCATTATACAATAATGAAAAATGGTAAGTTAGAACATAAATTTGCTACATATAAAAATAAAGCTGAATTAAAAGCCATAGAATCAGTTGTTAAATCGAGAACTAAAGCATCTAAATTAGGATTAAAACAAGCTGCGCAGGTAGCCGCCGCTAGTGGTGGAGGTGGTGGAGGTGGTGGTGCAGTTACTGCCGCTGGGGCAGCTGGGGCAGATGGTGCAGGCGGTATGGCAGGTATGGCCAGCATGTTACCGGCATTAATGAATCCAGCAGGTATAGCTGTTACGGCTGTAGCGGTTGCTATTGGTGCAGTTGTAGCTGCTGCTTTGGTAGCGAAGAAAGCATTATCTGAAGCTAGTGCTGTAATGGAAGAGTTCCATACTATTAATTATAACGCAGTTGGCAGTGCTTCAGCAATAACTGAAGCAGTTGCTGATTTGGCTGGTGAACATAGCTTTTTAGTAGACGAAGTTAAAAAGTCAACAAAAGCTTTAACCGAACAAGGGTTTATAGTATTAGATGCAAATGGTAAAATGTCTAAAATGTTTGAACAATTGTCTGTTAAAGTTGCATCATATGCTCGCACAACTGGCTTGGCTGAAGAAGAAGTTGCAAAATTCTTAAAAACACAACGTGGATTAGGAACTAAAACATTAGCCGAAGCAGAAAAAGCATTGCTAAAGTTAGCTAACGCTATGCAACGTTATGGATTTAATACAGCTGAGGCTAATGAAATATTAAAAGCCACACAGGAATTATTATGGAAATTTAATGTAACACTTGGATATGGTGCTGAATCTGCTGATATTTTGACATCGATGATGATTAAAGGTGGTAAAGCAGCTAAAGCTTTGGGCATGGATATTTCAGTAGTTAAGAATCTTTTGAATGAAATGTCTAATGACTTTACCAAATTTATAGTCGCTACTGGTGGTAAATCATTAGAAGGGCCGGAAGCTGCAATGTCAGCCTTGATTGATAGTATTGGTAATGTGGAAGATGCATTAAAAGGAACAACAGCATTCGAAAGAGACATTATTTTAAAAAATGTATATGGTCTAGATGAGCAGCAATTAAAATGGGCTGCTAGAATGAAAGAAGATACTATAGCATGGAAAAAAGAGTTAGAAAAGACAGCTCTAGCAAATGGTGCTTCGCAAGAAGAAATATTAAAAATACAAAAAATGGGCGCTAGAGAATACTTAAAGTCTGTTGATGATTCAGAGAAACTTATTACTAATATTGAACAAGCTGCAAAAGAAACAAATAATAATACAGATAGAATAATGAATCTATTGAGTGATAAAGTAAAAGCTATACTTATTAAATTAGGCGTAAAGTTAATGCCAATATTTATTAAGATAGGCAAGATTATGTTAGATGTTTTTGAAGAAGTTTATAAATGGATGTTTGGTGATGGTAATGGTGATATTTTCAAATCAGCTAGAGAATCAATAGATGAAGCATTTGCTGATGTTTCTAAAACAATGGTAGATTCTGCTAAAGAATCAAAAGATGCTGCTGAGTTAAAAGAACTATCTAATAAATATGATAAGGAAGAAAAAGCATTAAGAGAAGCAAGAGCTTTAAAGGTTGGTGAAAAAGGTGCTATTAATCAGGTTGAATACGAAAGAGGCTTAGCAGATTTAGCTGCTAAAAGGAAAGCTCTTAGTGATCTCTCGACTAAGATGGAAGAAGAGGCAGCACAAAAAGCAGCAGATGAATGGAGAAATGCTGCCAATGATACAATGAAAGCTTCAGAGACTTTAAAAATTGGTATGGAAAAGAGGAATGACAAAGAACTTAAACCTGGTAAACTACAACAATGGTGGGAGACTGCAAAAGATGCAGCAACTATGATTGCGCCTGGCCTCGTTATTGGTGCAAAAACATTAAAAACTGGGTATGATGTTTACCAAGGTAATGTTGGTTTTGGACAGGCGTTTATAGATCAGGCAAAAAATGTATGGGGCACAGCTGGCGATAGACTTAGTATACCATTTAAATACCTTGGTACAATGTTAGAAAACAAAAATAGAGTATCTTTAACTCGTGAAAATAATGATGTGGCTTCTGAAAAAGTAACTGAAAAACAAAAAGAAAAGTCAGCATTAGATGAAAGAGCTGTATCTGGGATTGAAGCATTGGTTAATCAACAAGTAGAAGCTGAAAGGCAAAGGAAAGAGGATGCTGAAAAGCAACTTAATGCTACTAAGGCAACTGGTAGTAGCGATGGAATGCCAGTTAATCAAACAATTAGTGGTGGTATGCGATCCCCTAAATAAAATATATTTTAAGGTGAACAAATGGCTGAAAAGAGAATATCAGGTAGAATTGGCTCAGAACTAGATTTAAATGTAACATTTTTCAAAAATGGTATACCAACTCCTCCTTATGCTATACGTAGAATAGATATTTATAAAAGTTCTATTAAAGAAGAAAATAAAGTTGCGGAAATTATAATACCATATCCAACTGATTCATCATATCCAGCACCTATTACCTCTTGGGATGCAAATAGCGATGGAACTATAAATAATGGTGAATTTGTTTATAGATGGAATGTGCCATTAGATTTAACACCTGATTTATACTTTGATGTTTGGCACTTTATACCTATTGAACCAGTACCTTCTACTGGATCATCTATAGACTTTGATGATACTACTTTATGGCAAAAATGCTGCAATAAATTCTGGCTATATGAAGGTGGATTTTTCTGTTGGGATGGTTTAGAAATTCCAAATTTTGGATTTACACCACTTAGTATGAAATTTAGAAAGCCAGAGAAGAGATTCTTTGAAGTTGGTGTTATGCCTCTTCCTTTGTATGATTTTGATCAAAATTTATTATATCCTGTATTATTAAAGTCAACTGCTACTATAACTATAGAAACTCCAAGTTGTGAAGTCCTTGTTACTAATGCACCTATGACAATGGGTATTAGGTCTGGTAGTTATAGAACCGATCCATTTGTTTTGCGCTATGAACTAGATACAGCCGATTTTTTGGTTAGTACATTAAAGGCACGTGTTACATTAAGTTTACCAACCGGACATTCTATAACAAGCCCTGATATGTATCTAGAAATTCATTAATATGAAATTGGATGATTTACATAAGGCAAAACCAGGTACACGTTTGAAAAAACGTTTTAGTAAACGTATTCAGCCGGGAGACCTTAGTACAGAATCTCCAATCTCTATAATGATGAAGCAAGTTAGTGATAAAGTTAACACAGCGCCTAATATGTCAAAGCCAGCCGACATAAGAGGTAAAGGAAGGCAGCTTTGATAATAGTTGTTTCAGAATTTTATCACAATAATAATATCTTAGATGATATTGATTGCAAACCTGTTTCTACTATACAAAGAATAATTAAAAATTATAATATACCAGATGACGATGTTGAAAGATCATCACCACAAGAACTTTGCCAACATAATGTATATTTATGGATTAAAGAAAGAGTAAAATTAGATAAATCAATATCTTCTGATGATTTAAAAGTAATACATTATAAACTTAATAAATTTTCAGATGCTGATTGTATTGGAGTATTTAGAGAGCATCATAAAATAGTTAGGAAATACACATGTCCAGCCCCAGAATTAATACCTCAGTTAATGCAGCAATTTGACTTACTCCTTGCACTGGCTGATGATATTATTTATTATGGTGACGATCTTTCTAATTTCTTCTTTTGGCACATTCATAATGTATTTCAGTGTATACACCCATTTGAATATGATAATGGAAGAGTAGGAAGATTTTTGTTTAATATGCTACGAATGAGGCATGGGATGGATATATCGGCATGGGATGTAAATAAGACTGAGTATTATGACCAAATCAGAAAATTTGAACCAATCTTCGAAGAAAAATTTAAATTCATACTTAAAAAGTGATGAAATTGAATCATGGGTAAGAAATAACTTTGAAGTAAAGAACAAGAATAAAAAAGGTTGGTTAAAAATTTGTAACCCGTTTCAAGGTAGAGAAACTGGTGTTGAAGACACTAAATATCATATGAATGTTCATCCTGATACCGGTGTGGTCAGGGATTGGCGACCAAATTATAAGCATCATGATTCGAATATTGTTAAATTTGTACAAAATTTTTTAGGA